CCAAATATAATCGCTCCAACCAAACGACCGAATATCAATATCGGAGCCGCACATAGCAACCGAGTTTTCCAAGAAGAGTGAGTCGAAGGGTCCTTCGACAATATAGATCGTATCATTTGTGTTAATGTTGTCTAGTCCGTATAATTTGGGTGCATCACCGTCTATCATGACAGTAATGTACCTCATCTTTGCCTGTGGAGACAAAGCTCTCCCTTGAAAACCTAAAAGGTTTCCATCAGGATCATTGATAGGTATGATAATTCTGTCGTCATCTTGAGAGGTGTCCGAGAATGTCTGCTTCTGAGTGTTCGTCCATTTTTTAAACTGTGGACAGTAGTATAGTCGATCTAATTTATCCTCAGGGATCCCTCGATCAAGAGCGTATTTCTTCGCATGATGTGATTTATTTAGAGAGGAAAGAGTTTCCAAATTAACAGTTCGTTTCTTAAACTTTGGAGTGTGAACAAACTGTGTCAAATCTGGCTTCGGAACGTTACCACCTATGGTGCCTTCCTTATATCTCTCCATCACATACTCATCATATACATGGGGAGCATTGTCTTTTAAGAAGTTAGAAAAGGATCTCGTGATGCCACAGTTATGGCACTTGAACACGTGATCCCCCTTGACCGTAAAGATATATCCTCTGGTCTTATTCTTATGTTTCTTACTGTCACCACAGTAGGGACATCTGAATGTCCACACACCTGGTTTCAGTTTCTTGTACTTCTGCAGACTTGCAGACGCTAGGTTTATGTACTTTATATCAGTATAACTCATACTTCAAACCTTGGCATGGATGTAGTAGGAGTGTACCATCCTGTCAGGATATACTTGTCTCCACTCAAAGGAGGGTTGCCCCTATGTATGTGATCCCATGAACCAGGCCACAGTATAGCAGTATTTCTGGTGGGTTTAAACCTTTTTTGTTGATATAAAAACTCTGTCTCTCCACCTTCCTCTACGTCATTGAGGTAGATCATCCATGCTATTGCTCTGGAATTGTTAACCCACCCCATGTTCTCACAGTGCCACTCATGATACCCCTCAGACGGTGAAGTCTTCTGAAGTAATGTGTTCGCACTCGTCCACTCAGGATGCCTTGACAGGTATGGATACCTCTCTAAGTAATCCTTTAGGGTAGCACTCAGTAAACTTTGGTTCACTTGTGCTGCTAGATCAGGCCAAAAGGGTTCTAAGGACAGTTGTTTGTCCTGTTGAGTAGTATTAGACCTGACATTATATTGGATGTTCTGCTCTATTAAAGAGAGTAAGTTCTCTAAGAGGTCATCTGGTAGTACTTCAGAGTATTTCTGAATAAAGTTCATTCACAACAGGTCTTGTGTCTATTACTGTAGCAGACCTTGATCCGTTTGTCAATAGTGGCTTAATTATTCTTTGTCCGACTGGAGACACGAGGAAAGAAATAACAGTAAGAGCACCAAATATGCCCCACATTTTCTTTTCCATGAGTCTGAGACGGTCATCGACTTTTCTGATGTCACGTTCGCACCCCTTTTTAATGTCTAATGCTTGTCTGTTTACTTCTCTATGAACACTCTCTATCTTCTCAAACAATACACCATCTATTCTATCTTGCTTTTCTAACTTCTCATTATGCACAGCAAGGAGTTGACCCATCTTTACAGAGTTATCCTGTAGGGACTCAACGACCCTTTCCAGTCGTTCAATTATTGCTGTGTTAATATTCTCCATGGATATTATTTATTACGAAGTGTTGCTTTGGGCATCAAAACGTCCAAGAGTATACAATATCGAGGGTGTGTCAACCTATTTACCACATGATGAGGTACTCTGCTATAAAAAAATAGGTCATCACCTGTCCTGATGTCATGCTTTTCCTCATGATTAGGAGTTCCCAGACCGATGTAACATACCTCATCGAAACCTACCCGTACATCTAAACCAATCAACCCTCTGATCAACATAGTATCCTCAGTCTCTGGGTCTTTATCCACATGCCATGCTATTCCACTAGTAGGATCAGTCACACTAACAGCTGCTCTACTGGTGACACCTGCATCACGTAGTTTCTTAGTCAACTTAGGTAGAACCAAACAGTTCTTTGTATATCCTATACCGTTCTCATCAACTCTATCCAGTAAGATATCATCTGTCCCTGTACACTTATACACCCCTTTAGGATCCTCTTTAGTACCATGATCATCTGTATATCCTAGGTTGCCCCAGTCAATAGCTGAATGTTTCTCTGCAAATAGACCTGCAACAGACCAACCCTCGTATGCTTTGTACACCCAGTCCTTCTGATATCTTTTAAGTCCATAGTTCCATGAGTTCCATACAAGTTTGTCCTTATTGTCAAGGAACTCTTGTCTTACCTCATCAAAATCTTCTAAAAGATACTTAAGTCGTGGGCAAATATCCTCATGTGTCCAGAACTTATCAAACCATGTCCTACTCACCACCAAAGCCTCCACTTACCATCACACTTAAGTCCATGTCCTTGAAATGTAATCCTATAATCACCCTTCTTAAATTTATCTCCTAGTATCATCTGGTGCATAATCATACCAGAGTACCAGAATGAATGTCCTTCTAGGTGTGGAATGACATGTGGTATGAAAGGATCTAGATCACCATCACCATAAAAGAATTCATCATACTTCCATGGATCCTCAAGGTTCTTTAGTTCCTTTATCTCCTTGACATATTCTACGTTCTCATATCTTTTTATTATATCCTCACCATTCTTGAGAGCATTTGCCTTATCATTAAACTCTTTAGGTAAATTCCACATAGCAATACCTGCACCACTGTGGGGTAACTTGATACTAAATGTATAACTCAACTGGTTTCTAAAGTCTATCTCTTTGAATTTCTCCTTGAAAAACTTCCTAGCATACCACCACTGTCCATCATAGTGGAGACATCTATGGTGTTTTATATCACTGGTTGCATCATCAAACTCATAGATGTGAAAACCAGGTAAACCTAGTCCCTCAGTGTATTCTGCCTCTCCTATTTCTTTTTGTATCTCCACTAGAAACTTATCGTATAACCACCCTAGACGCTTCCACAGGACACGATTATACATTTTATATAACTTAGTATAGAACTTCCAACCTCTGTCTCTAGCATCCATATAAAGGGTAGCACCCAGAGTATAGTAGTGCATGTATGATTCTATATCATTGTCTTCACCTGCGATCTCAAATGCAGGATGCCAGTTAGTTCTAGCTAACCAGAGTTTCCTCATGGATATGAGTTCATTAAATACGTTCTCAGTCTCCTCAGGTGTTAGAACTTGTATTCTATTAAAGTCTAAAAGTATATCTTCCATATGCCATCACACTTAATTCCATGTCCCTGTAAAGTAATTCGTCTGTCACCTGGTTGCAAGTTATAACCAGGAATAATTTGATGTAAGATATGTCCAACGTGGTAGAATAGTTTACCTACTGTGTAGGGTACTACCATAGGTTTCGTGTCGTATATAGGATTGTATTTAAAAGGTAGAGATCCATTATCCCAAAACTCTTTACTCTCTCTGGGATCAATATCTTTCATGACTTCTTTGATATATGTATCCTTATTCTCATCACCTTGGAAATTGAAGTTGTCAATCTGTTCTGTATCTAACTCTAACCAATCCCATAACCATAGTCCACCACCATGTGTGGGTAATTCTATGGGTAAAGTAAATGATAATTGATCCTCCAAGTCAAACTCTTTATATGTTGCCCAGTAATCCATGTGTTCTTTGTACTGTATGTCCACATGAAGAGATGCCAATGGTTTCTCAAACCTCTTAGCACACTCAGGATCTGATACCTGACCTGGTTTATGTCCAAAGATATGAAAACCAGGATGACCTAACTCATCTACGATCTCACAAGGACCAAACTGCGTAGCTAACTTGTCTAGTAATATATCATACAACCATGTAAAGTGCTTCTTCAACACAGGGTTCATTACTTTCCTGTGACGGTGGTACTTTTTAATACTCTCACACCCCTCCATGTATGTACATGCACCGACAGTAAAAAAATCCATAGGGACTGGTGCCCTACGGATCCATACTTTTTCTAGTTTTTCAACTAATTTTATTGTCTCTTGAGATTGGTCTTCACTTAATACATCAATATATCCAAGCATCACATAGACATAAACGTGGTCAGTACCTCTTTGCTGTCAGGAATCATATTAATAAATGCATCCTTATGCTCTTCAGATAACTGATTGAACCTATCAATTATAACACTTGCTTGCTCTTGTGTCAACTCTAATTCTGTTTCGTCATAGAAGAAATAGTGTGTTGGATTAGTATTCTCACTATCAATCTGTTCACATAATGATTCTAAGTACACTAGACCATCACCAAACTCTTCTTTCTTTAACTGAGAAGATAACTTCTTCTGTCTATCTTTTGCTTTCTTCTGATAGTCAGATGACTTTGCACGGGAGATCATTTGGATCTCTTGCTTTCTATTAGCAGCACGCTTCTCACGCTCTTGCTTCTTCTGAACCTTACGTTTCTGTGAAATAAATTTGTAAGCCTGAGAGGTGTTTTCTCCACCGCCACTAGATTTTTCTTCTTCTTTAATAACTGCTTCAGCCATTTTCTTACGTTTAGATAATCTTTTAATAAGTTTACGAGCTTGTTTACTCCTACCATCTATGTAGGTCGGATCCTCTCTACGATGTTCCCACTGTTTACCAGCGTTCTCTCGCTTCTTCCGAGATTTCACTGCTCTCCTATGGAGTTTCATGATAGGATCAAAGCCTGCTATCGCACCTTGTCCTGTAGTAGGTGTGTTAATAGGACCTTTATTAGTGATACCCATTGCACCCATCATATCTTTTTAAGCTCCTCTAAGATACACTCATTAACCGCAATCTCTTTAAGACTGCTTGTTTCTAGTTCAGGGTATTTGTTTAAGAATACCATGATTGCCTTTATATCTGACCAGTAATCCCTCTCCATTTTATAGAAGAGAAGTAATGGTGCAGCGTCACCAAAGACATTGTATATGATTATGATATGGTTTAAAAGAAGATTGAGTTTGACCTCAGTTCCTTTGTGGTATTTCTTGAGGAGACGTTTAATGTACTTAAAACGTCTCATGTCCTCAAAGAAATCTTCTTTTGTAGCCGCCTGTGGATTATCATAATGTTTAATAGCAAAGAGGACGTAGTTGTCCTCATTCAATTCATCAAATCTCATGCGTCATTATGCTCTGTCTGTAACAGTTAATGTACCTGCAGTACTGGTCTTTACAACACCACCGATGCTGTTGTTAACAACACATCTGTACTTAGCACCGTTGTCAGCAGCAACTGTAAGTCCTGTAATGGATCCAGTGTTTGCTGAAGTCTTACCAGCCAAGTCTTGGTAGTTAGTTGAACCAGGATCCTGTCTCTGCCATTGGTATGTAAGAGATGCACCTGCTCCAGTAGATGATGCTCCACTCAATGTGAATGTAGCAGCAGCTGTAGCAGCAGCAGTTACTGTAACAACAACAGCAGCACCGCCACCACCACCAAGTGATGCGTCAGCGATTGTTATTGTCTCACTATCAGCGTATCCTGTACCACCAGATACAAGAGTGATAGTTGGGTCACCGTTAGCAGCAACTACGACTGTGAAGTCAGCACCTGTACCAGATGATGAACCTGCAGCGTTAGTAACTGTGTATGTACCAGCAGTTCTGGATCCATCAGCAGCACCATTGTCACTAAATGTAGCAACAGCACCCGCAGGAGCGTATGTTGTTACAGAAGCAACTGTACCAGGTGTGATTACAGATGTAATATCTGCTCCGATTGTATCATCCGATTGTGTCTCTGATGCGTTTGCTTCAGGACCTGCGATAGTAACTAAATGCTCTGACTTGGTACGGGTATTACCGTGCATGTCTGTGTAAGTATAGAAACTATGCCAACCTGGTGAGTTAACACCTCTAGCTTTGTTCTCAGCTAGTTGTGCTTCAGTGTCATCAATGAAGACGATTGTTTTTGTGTTTGAACTTGCAGCGACACCAATACCCGCTTTGGTTTTATTGGCGTTACTGTCGTCCTTACCATAAAGCGACATGGCAATCTCCGATATTTAAAAGTTGTCTATATTTTATTTATTCAAGTAGTGCTTTCTCTAGTGCTGCGACTAGTTGATCGTCTACTTTGTTTCCTGATTTGGCAGCTGCCTTTTTAAGTAGTCCAATAAGGAACTCTTTGATCTTACCTTCTAGATCCTCAGGAATTTTGTCTACTGCTTTATCAATGATGTTGATAGCAATGGGGAGTAGGAATTTAGTCATAATTAAATTGCAATTTGTATATTATATAGCAAGTTCTTCCTCCCATTTCTCTATAAATATACCCTTTTCCTCTAGTTGAGACAGTGCATAGTCCATAATTACCACAATTCTGTCGTGTGTACCATTATGTTGTGCCCAATGCTTGTCGTTATCATGGAATGCAAAGAGTTCTCCCACCTTCCATGATCTCTTTCTACCACGTACACTCAACCATGCTTCTGGGTCATCTATTATAGGGAAGTGTAAGCGTAATGAATCTATGTCACCACTGTGAGGATTGATCTTTGTACCAGGTGACAACTTACTTATGGTACATGACTTAAGTAACATACCATCTACGTCTTCTTTTATAGCACTATAGAAAGTAGGACACAGTTCTTGCATACTCTCAGTCAGTTTAGGTAGTACCTCTTGTACTTTCTCCACCGTAGTATTAAATAACTCAACGAATGATACCATCTCGCTGAGTTCAAAGTCTTCTTCTGATGCTGTGGTTCCTACTGCATTGAGTGGCATGGGTATAACCTTCCATGATCCATCCCAAAGCTGTACTCTACCTAAATTTCTATCTTCTACCCACTTGTCAAGTACCCACTCAGATAATATGGGTTGATTGACCTCCACAAATCGTATGATCTCTGGAATGATCTGTTTATATTGATTTTTCAGATTACGAAACGAGGATAGATCAGAGATCACATCCTCTTGCCAAATTTTTCTCATGTATTAATCTTTCGGACAGTCTTTCTTTCCGTGTACAGGGCATTCTACCCCTTCAGTAGTGTGATTGCAAGCTTCCTTAACCTTTCCAGTCTTCTCATCGACCTTCTTCATAGGTTCATTGCCATGTTTACGACCATCGGGATCCTCCAACTCAGGCATCACCTCGATAGTCGAGGTTACTTTTTTTCAGAGATACTCCTGAATGCTGAGAAAGATAATGATTCTTTCTTAGCTGTCTTTGCTGAGTCTTTAAAGTCTTTCTCAGTTGGTGCACCCTTGTCACCCTTACTACGCATCTTCTCACCACGCTTTCTCTTAGCATGGATATTAGCATAGAGACCCTTGCCCTCACCTACGACTTCAGCTCTTTCTTCCTGTGCCTTTTTCTTCTTACTACCTTTACCGTATCCTTCTGACTTGATTGCAGGTTCTACGAAAGTCTGTCCGTGTGGTCCTGCAGGTAGATCTGTATTTACTTCATCCTGATCTGGATTTCCTTCTGGTCTAGCAACATGCTCATGCACTGCTTCTCTTGTTACCTTAATATCTTCGACAGCAACATTCTTTTCTAGTCCATGATCGAACATAACATCATAGTGTGTTACTGTTCCATCTTCTAGTAGTGTGTGCTCTCCTTTTATACAGTTACCTTCACCCCACTCTGCATGTTCTACCTTAGTAGCACATGAATGCTTTACCTTTTTGATGCTTGGTTTACCTTCTTCACCTTTTGGTTCTGCAAGTTTCATACCAGGTGCGTCACCACCTCCAACACCATCAGCTCCTTTGCCTTTGATGTCTGTGCTACCCATGACTGCGGAGTAATCATATCTCCATGTCTCTTCGACACTTTTAAACTTTGTGTTTAGACTTGTTTCTGCAGCTAACTGTGCTAAAGTCTTTTCCTCGTGATGGCTCATCTTATCTTTTTTGGGGTCTGTTGGAATAACTTGCTTAACTGGGACTGTACCTTCAGGTTTCTGTACCTTCTGGCCAGGTGTAAGCGACATAACATACTCACGATATGCGTCAGTACCTGTCTCAAATACTTCTTTTATGTTTGTGATCCAAGTGCGGAAGGTTGTTTCTTCAGCAGTAAGACACAACACATAGTTAGGTCCTCGACGTAAAATCTTTCCTACTTGTCCGTTCTCAGTAAGCACCCATTCACCTTGTTTATAGACTTCGTTTTTATAAAACTTATCTTTGGTGATGTTTGCTTCCGCAACCTTTGTCTTCTTTGCGAACTCAGAAAAGGATTTCATTAATATATGTGTACATATCAAGTTTATTTATAAGCCCATACCACTTCTAACCTTCTGCATGAGCTCCATCTTCTCATCAGTATCCAAAGTATCGGGTATTCCTTTGATAAATTCAGTAGTTTTTACGTCTTTTGCTGCTTCTCTCATCTTACTTGCGGACATTCCAGCTGCACCATCCCCGTCTGGATCTCTATCACCCGCAGATATAACTTTAATAGTCTTGAATGCATAGTCTATGCTATTTTGTTTCTGTAATAACTTATCAAAGTCCGCTACTCTATCAGAACCTACCACCATCACTATATCAGTGTACTCTTTCATCATCATATCCTGTGCCACCTTGATAATAGTATTACAACATGCTTCAGTTTCTATCTTTGCCCACGGAAACATCTTCTGCATTATTTCTACCTTATATTCATAGGGTAATGGGTTATTTGGTTTTTTAAATGTCTGTGATGGGTAGATCAAATAGTCACCAGAACCTGCATAACTTGCTACTGCCTTTATAAGTTTCTCATGACCTATGGTTGGTGGATTAAACCTACCAAATGTAAAATGACATGTCTTCATTTACCGTCTCCTGCAACCCAGTTCTTTTCTACGTTGAAGTTTGCAACTGAGAATGTCAAACGATCAACTAACTTCACTGCACCTTTACCTTCTTGAATAGCAACGTACCCCTCAGGTGCTGTTATCTTGTACCCATTCTCCGTGCGGAGATATGTACCAAATCTTTCACCCTTCTCTAGTTTACGGATGAACATTTCCTTTGCTAACTGAAGATTTTTATACAAGTCAATAGTATTAATCAGATCTTTTTCATGTTTTTCAATAAGATCTTGACCCTCATATAACTTAGCAAGTTTACCTGCCTTACCTTTCGGTGTCTTTAATTTATCTGCTGCCTTCTTACACTCTGCTTCAAAGTATGTCTTAAATTCCTTTATAACTGTAGTAGATGTACCCATTTTCTGACCCCTTCTGACATACTGGTTGAAGAATATCTTTAGTCTAGTACCCACAGCCAACTGATCTTTACCTGCATTGTGCTCTGCCATAGTGTCTAGGAAACTACCTGCCACAAGAGTACCACTTGACGATTTTATTTTAACTAATTCATTCTTCTCAGAACTATTGAGTAAAATATCATTACCAAGTTGCTCTGTCTCAGCACTCAGTACCAACACATCGTTACTACTATTCAACTTCTTAACATTATATCCAAAAGAAGCTTGCAATGAGCTGATAGTACCACCAGAATAACTGGTATGAAATACTATACCAAGTTTTGCTTTCACTGCCTTATCATATAAGTCATCCTCAGAGGGTATACAATAGGTAATAGTGTTAGGTTGGAATATAAGACAGTCTTTACCATCTATTTTCTTCTTCTCTTTATCATCAGTAAAAAGTAAGTCACCTTGTGCCACCCCTTTGATACCCAGAGCAGGTAGATATGTCAAACAATCCTTCAATTTAGAAGCAAGACCAGGTGAACTACCATGATTTGCATCCACATCTGCGTGTGTAAAATTAATCTTAGCATCTTTGTTGAAGATAGATTTACTACCAACAAAGAACCTACCAGTCTCAGGATATGTACCACAAAATACAGCAGGTGCACCGTCCCATTTGGTAGTAATTTTTAAGTTACTGTCACCACCAGAACTAAAAGTCTTAGCAAGTTCATCTAAGAACATAAAAGCATCTGTTGCACCCTCCTTACCATCAAGGAGAATACTATCTTCTAAGTGTTCTAGGTGTGTGTTCTTACTCATTAGTATATTTTAGCAAATGGTCCGTATTTTGTGCCTTCTTTTTTGGCAAGAAATACCATGTCAGTTCCAAACTTATCTCTGTCCTCAGGTGAGAGAGATAAGAACTCACTCAACCATTTAATTTGTTGACATTTAGAGTTTGCTACGTGAGGTTTTGTACCAAATACAAATGCTAGGTTATCGTATGCTTCGTCTGCAGTCTTGGCATCTATTTGTACCCTATTTTTCTTCAGAATGTCGATGAGACCTTTCCAATCAGTACTATCATCCATAAACTGTTTTGCAGTCTGAGGATATGATGCATTATCTTTTGTAAAGTTTAACTTATAATCTTTTAGTAATTGTTCTACCAATTCAACAGTTGCTTTACCTAATCTTGCAGCAGTAGCACCAGATGAAGTAGGTTCGTATTTTAAATTAGACATCCCAGTACTATTGTTACCTTTGATCTGGAAATTATATGTGTTGCCACCATCCTTTACATATACTCTTGTGTCCTGAGTAGATAAAGTTATTGCTCCTTCTTTATCTTTCTTCTTACCCATCTTACAGTCAGCAGCAATGTATGAAAAACGTAACTTAGCTAAGTTGGCAAAGAACTCACTCTTATCATTCACAAATTCTATTCGTGCATCCTTTCCTGCAGCTACCTTTTTGAGAGAAATACCAAACACTTGTTTGTTTGCAAACAACACTCTCATTATAGCATTTAATTCGGTAATTGACTTTGCTTTTGAACGTCCTTTTTCACCAGAATTTACCGCAGTATCTATCCTTTTTGTCCACGTAGCCTCATTTTGTATCAACCAGATGTCAGCAGGGTTCCAGTTGTCCTTAGCACTGATATTAAAATTATCTTTGACTATTTTAGTGATAAATTCCATGAACCCACCGTTACGATTGAACTCTGTGAACGCAGGTTTACCTATCTTATCAAGCAATGTTTTCTGTTGCTTAAAAAAGTTCTCTAACCAAGTGTCATCTACCTCAGTTACCTTACCAACTCTCTTCCATATATCTTTAATACCATTCATGGTAACATCATCTGCCTTCAATGCAGCTGCATTCTTCCACGTTGCGTTATCTTGTATTGCTCTCCTAAAAACAAAGGCAGAACCAAGTTCTTGCATCTCTGTCATGGTTGCTTCACTAACACTCTTACCACTAGAGTCAGTTAGTTTACCTGTTGCTTGAAATTTTATTTTCTGAGTGCCAATAAACAGTGCAATAAGTGGTTTAGAACCTGTAATAATTGGATCATTTTTTGATGCTATGTAACTATTCTTATATCGTGTGATCAATCTTCTTACAGCACTCTCACTGGTCTTGAGTGAGATCCAAGGTTGGTCTGGTTTGACACCAAATGATGTTTTACCATCCCATTTACCATATTTTATGTTAGGATCATGTCTCCATATAGCATCTTGACCCGCAACATCCATGACCCCCTCCATCTCTTCTTTAATGGAACGGGATTTGATTGCTCTTATTAAATCTTTTCTATCAATGTTCTGGTATGCCATCCTTACTAGAAGCTTTTCCAATATTTAGGAGGGAGTAATCCAGATTCTGTGTCAGTTCTATGCTTGAGGGTTAAAAGGATGTCACCAGCGAGACTAATTCTTCTATGTTCTCTGGGTTGAGGAGTAGTATAGTGTTCAAGAGAACCAGGAAACATAATAAGATGCTCAGGTTGAGGGGTGATTGCATATCCATCACCGTTGTTAAATCTATTTTCTTTAATAAGTTTAAACGCATCTCCAAACCATTCATTAGGGTTCTTTTTATGTAGTATTAAGGGGTCACCAGGTGTCTGTATATAATACACCCATGATATATGTGCACATGAGTGGTAGTGACATGGAAAGTGTTGACCAGGATCACATATAGTAAACCAAGTCTTGACAAAATTGACATCAAAAGTGGATTTATCTATTGCAAACTGATCCATGTACTCTATGGCACATTTTTTCACGGCTCTAAAAAATTGCTCCAGTCTCTTATCTTGATGGACTAGAACTTTACCGTTCAACTCACCTGTTATTTTACCAGTGCTGTTGTCAAACTTACCATCATCAAATCCTTTGTATAATATGTTCAAGAAACCAGTAAGTTTCTTCTCATATATGAGTAATGGAAATGCCTGATGAAATTTAGAGGTCGTCTTCTGCACGTACTTCCGAGTAGTTGATATCAAACTTACCGCCAGGATATCTCTTCTCTAATTTTTTAATATTTCCTTCAATTACCTCATCGAAACTGATGTCCAGAGCCATACAAGCTTGTGCCACATACCACATAACATCACCCAACTCAATAATGAGATGCTTTCGATTATCATCGTTCCATGGCTTCCCTTGGAAGACCATCTTTTTAACAATTTCCAAAAACTCTCCAGACTCAGCAGCAAGGCCAACGCCAGCAGTGGTAAGACGTTCAATATTGGCACCCTTTTGGTCAAGTTCAACCAAACGATCAGCAAGATAGACAAAATCTTTAGAACTATCGCTTGTGACAGTATCCACGAAATGACTGTACTTATCAAAATCTATTGTCATAGTAAATTCTTTCTCAAATCTATGTATTATACTTTAAGACTGGCAAATTTCTTAGATAAATTTTCTTCGACTTTCTCCATGTCATCTTGTCCTGAATCAGACAAGTTTTGTTGAGCACTTTGTTCAACATCATACAACCTCATCTTTGCTCTGTCAATACCAATCACGAAACGTTTGTTTACAGTAGGATCATTGTACCTATTCTTCAACTGCTTAACCATTATCTGTCCAAGTCCTTCGAGTTCCTCGCTAGAAATGAGAGCGAACATAAGGTCAGCAGTAGCAGGAAGTCCGAAAGATTCAGATGTGTCGGTAAGGTCAATATCGCTAGAAGCAAACCCAGAACGAGTAGTCTGAGTAGCACTAACAATCGGTAAATTTGCTTCCACAGCAAGACCACGAAGCTCCTCCGCAATCGCCTTGATGTATGAGTAAGAGTTGACATTGCCTGCATTGCCTTTAAAACGTGACGAAGCACATATATTGAGATAGTCTATGAATATTATATCAGGTTTGAATGATTTTTTCAAGGCTAACTCATTGAGTAATGACTTGAAGTGACCACAGTGTGCTGATGCAGTAGGATATTCCTTAACTATTAACTTACCTTCAGTTTTCTTAGCAATACTTGTCACCTTATTATCATACATCATCTTAGGTAACTGATTTAAGTTTTGTATATCACAATTTAAAAGGTTACTATCTATTCTTTCGGCAATCTTTTCTTCTGCCATCTCAAGAGTGATGTACAAAACGTTCTTACCTTGGAGTAGAGCAGAACTAGCAACATGACACATGAAGAGAGACTTACCAACACCAGTGCCTGCGAGAGCAATGTTGAGAGTTTTATTAGGTAACCCACCTTTTGTAATCTTGTTGAAGAATTCCAAATCAAAAGGTATCTTGTCTTCAGTTCTGTGGTAGAACTCGTATCTTTCTTCGTAGTCCTCAAGGTAATCGTGACCTATATGATTGTCAAATGATACTGCTAATGCATCTGATAATATACTTGGTATAGAACCAGCTGCTCTCTGTTCATCATTGCCTTCTGCAATTTTAATTGATGACATCAATGCAATATACAATGCTCTATCTTGACACCACTTCTCTGTAACGTCTACGATCCACTCAGGTTCAGACTTTTCCTCGTCTATCTCTTTAATTATATGTACAATATTCTTATGCTGTTCATCAGATATTGTATCTAATTGACCAACTTCAATTTCCAGTGCTTCCTTAGTAGGTATCGCATTGTACTGCGTAAAATATTTATTAATAACTTCAAATAAATTCCTCTCTAGAGGGTCATTGAAGTATTCTGCCCTGATAAAAGGCAAAGACTTCCTCACAAAAACTTCATCTAGAAGGAGGTTCTTAAGTATTAGATTCTCTACCTTGTTCATTTAGCTTTAAAATTAATGGAACTGTTAAAGTAATTCTATTTTCAGTTTGTACAGGAGAACTATGCTCCATGTATGATGGGTATATTATAGCATCTCCTTGGTTGATATACAAGCCTGCTGCATCTTGCCATTCATCAATGATTGCTGGTTTGAATGCTTGAAGCATTGCTCTTGCAGGATGATGAAGTGTATCGGATGCTGAACCATCCACCACATCAACGTAATGTATCATAGTATAGTGACTTGGTAGAGTATCAAATCTGTCTGTACTTTCTCCCTTCTCTAACACCTTAAGGATGATAGCATCCATAGTGACTTCATGAGTGTCATAACACCCAATATCAGTGAGAAATTGCTCTATTATATCGGTATATATCTGAGTTAAAGAAGGGTCAAATTGCTGTATACCATATAAAAAAGGAGAGACAGCAGAGAACCTATTCTCCTTCCATATACCCATACAAAAATCAGTAAAATCTTGATTATTATCTACGTTATATTTTCTAACGGGGATTGCAAATAAATCGTCTCTCATGCCTTCACCAAAACACAGTTAAATGCGACAGATATCCTGTCTTCTTTTGAATTGTTAACGTGTACACCATGACGTAAGTAAGATGGAAATAATAATATCTCACCATCGTGAGGTGCAAAATCATATGCAGGAAATATGTCTGTATTTTCTATTAGATCATCAGAATAACCTGCTATGTTAGGATGACTATAGTAATTTGGATTTTCAAATTCTATCTTACCACACTCAGGTTGACTTTTAATCCACATAACACCTGCAAGATCACAGTTAGGATGATTATGTCCATTGTTAAGTGAACCTGGTGGATTAATATTGATCCATAGACCTGTCATTTTCAAACCAAATCCTTCTCTAAATCCACCAATGGTAGCTAGACCTCTGGATAGTACAGTTAGTATGGTTGATTGCTTTGTGTGATAATTATTTTGAGACTGCCAACCATTTACATTAGTTGCTGATGTACCTTGTGGATCTCTACCACGTTCACCATAACAGTACCCAATAATTTCATCTTGAAGTGGTGCAAAACCTGGTGCTTTTGCTTGAAATACTAGAGAAGGAAACAGTACTTTAATATCTGATCCTTGTTTAGTATCTTTATAATCTTCTATGTTGAGAGAGGGAGGTTTCATTCCTGCAAACATTATACTTTCTCCGTTCCATACTTGTACTCTTGACTTGCTGCCCAGTCAAGTTTCTCCATTATTTCTCCTGTGAAATATTTCTCTGGATCCTTAAGTATTGCAGAAGGATATACACTGCTATTACCAACAACGATCCGATTTCCTTTACGCTCAAAGACTCCATACTTTTCTCCTAATTCTAATAAACCATAATACTTGTCAAGACCACGTGCATCAAAATACAAACGAGTTTCTACTATTGAATTTTCTACTGTCAGACGAGACTTTGCTGCCTTAGCTTTGACAATATTTCCGATGACATCTTTACCGTCTTTCTCTTTCTTTTTTGAAAGATAGATGATAGTGGAAGCAGCATATTTGAGACCAGAACCGCCACCCATTTCTTTTGTGGGGACGTATGCTCCGACGACATCGTATGTGTGGTTTGTGACGATAAGAGGGACATTAGCTTTTCCTAATTTTAGTGTAAGAATTCTGAATATTGCTTTCACAACTTGTGCTCTAGTCATGTCACGAGTGTCTTTACCCTCGGCACTATCTGCTAGTTCTTTAGATGTGGAAAGCATTCCCAATGAGTCTAACACAAACATCATTGGTTTGCGATCTTTTGTGTCTAATGCAAGATATTTATCTAGTATCTGTATCGCTTGAGTTCTGAATTCTTGAACCGTAGTGACAGGAACTAAGATCATACGTGAACCATCAATGTTACGTTCATCTATCATCTCTTTAGTGATAGCAGCTTCAGACTCAAAGTACACAACACCTGCGTCTGGGTTCTCAGCAAGATAGTTCTGTACAATACCTAGACAAAAGAAAGTTTTACCTGTACCACTTTCACCTGCTAGTGCAGTAATCTTATTAGAGGGTACACCTCCATAGATTGAACCACTAAC